ATAAATACCCTGGTAGGAATAGAATGACCATTAAAGACAAGGTCTGCTGGATTATCTTAGAAAGAATCCAGGGTAAGTATTGTCAAGCGGTTGATACAAGTAAGAGTTTTGATCATCTTCTTATCTATAAATCAGAGAAAGAAGCCCTGAGAAAAGCTAAGTCCATGAATGACCTTCAGATTGCTTTATTAGGTGATATTGATCCTAAACTTATTGTCAACCCTCCCTACGTTGTTACCCAGGTCAAACTGACCTATGGTCTTCCTAGTACTTCCAAGAGGAAGAAAGGACAAGCTAATGACTGATAAGAAGCAGAAGGATATTGATGAGGAATTAGACAAGACCCTGCAGGACTTCGTTCAAGAAGGCCCAATGGACGTGTTAATTCTCTCCGGGATTGCTCGGGTCGGTAAGACATCCTTCCGAAAGGTCCTAGCTGATAAATTGTTTGAGATGGGTTATTTACCTACGTTGGTATCATTCGGAGATCCTATCAAGGAAGCTTCGGCTGCCATAGGGTTTACTAAGGAGTCAGACCCAGAGCGGTACCGTCTATGGGCCCAAGAGTATGGAGATGAAATGAAGAAGGATAATCCTCTTTACTTTGTTGATAAACTCCGGGCCAAGGCTGTCAAGGCTGATAAGCGAATCTATATTATCGATGACTGTCGATTTAAAGAAGAAGCTAGTATGTTCCACGAGAGTAGGACATTCAAGATCTTCCTGAGCCCAAAGGATCGTGACAAGATGGAAGATCCTTATGGGGAGTGGCGTAAGCATAACTCCGAGCTCCTAGCCGAGACAACTACGGCTGACCTAAATACTGTCCATGAAAACTTTGATTCATTAGAGATTATTTCCCATGAGCGCGGGTGGCAAAAGATCGCATCTACTCAAGCTGACCGGGTTCTTAAGAAATTCTTTATGATCCGGGAAGAGCAAGAGGTTATTAGAAAGATGGTCCTAAGTGGGAACGTCCCCGACATCTCCTTCACCGGTAGCATGGATTGATGGTGATATGTTTCTATTTCGTCTTGCCTGGGGTGTAGACAAACTGGGTGTCAGTGCTTTACCTTTTATCTTTAAGAAGATGTTAGCTAAGTGGACGCCCAAGGGTTTCACCCCGGTCATGACGTTCTCTGATGCACGGTGGCGTAACTTTAGAAGGTTACATTGGGATCTATATAAATTCAATCGTGAAAACAAAGCAGGACCTCAGACATTCAGGGACTGCAAAGCTTTCATTGTTGGGGGTGACCCGGCTTTGTTCAGATATGTTCAGGGTGCAGAAGCTGATGATCTGATGGCTGTGGGCATTACAGAAAACCCAGGTGACGTCTGTGTGTCTTGTGATAAAGACATGAGAACAGTTCCTGGGTGGCACTTTAATCCGATTAAGGAGAAGGTGCCTGTTTATATTGATCCTGATACCGCTTACAAGAACTTCTTAGTGCAGTGGGTCATGGGTGATATGGGTGACTTTGTCCCTGGGATTTATCAGCACGGTAAAGTCGCAGCTACTAATATAGCTATTAAGCCTAATCCAGAATTATTGATCTTAGCTCGCTATGCAATTACCCATGACGCTAATCCGCGTAAAGGAAACTTAACATGGATCCAGTATGCGCTCAGTCAGTTCATGTGTCTCAGGATGCTGCGGACAACGCAGGAACTCTTAAGCCATACTGCGCCGTGCGCTTTTATTCCTCGACCAAGCGGGGCTTATTCAGAGTCCTCCGCTGCTGGTGCTGCCAGCAATACACCCACGTCACCCTCGTCTACGGAGACGACGAACTCGACGTCGGCGTCAATATTAGATCTTCCTGGAGAAATCGACATAGACATTTAACCGATGATTTACAAAAGCTTCGTAAAGAGATCGACATTAGTCAGTATCTTCACAGAGCTATTACATTGGAAGAAGCTATGTTCTTTGTGGGTTTCAAAATAAGTTATTGGTCTACAATTAAATTATTGCTTTGGGGTTTCCTAAATTACGATAAACCAATTTTTGAAAGGACTCCCAAACCTTCTGGTATTGATTGTGTCAGATTAGTAACTAGTTTCATAAAGAAACATACGTCTATTAATATTGGCTCATCTCACTTTCCGGATGAATTGGACGAACAACTCTATGTCGGTAAATAACATCTACCAGGATTACATTCATGTTTCTCGTTACGCTAGGTACATTCCTAAGCAAGGTCGAGAAAAGAACTGGTTAGAAACCAGCAAGCGATTCAGGGAGTACCTCACCAATCATATCAATAGTAATAACTGGAAGATCCCTCAACGGATGCTTGACCAGATGTTTACCATGATCGATAACAAAGAGATTCTCCCTTCTATGCGTCTCATCATGACAGCCGGTGATGCTGCTGACCGAGACAATACTTGTGTTTATAATTGTGCTTATCTTCCGATGGACAATCCTTTGGCTTTAGTCGAGCTTATGTTCATTCTTATGAATGGCACAGGTGTTGGATTCTCAGTCGAAGATAAGTATGTTTCTAAATGGCCAAAGGTTCCGTATAATCTTACATATCCTGAACAAATTGTATATGTCGTTGAAGATTCTCGTGAAGGCTGGGCTAAAGCTTTATGGCATTTACTCGCAAGTGTATTCAATTTAGGTGTTTTTCCTAAGTTTGACTTCTCGCTGATTCGACCAGCCGGTGCTCCATTAAAGACCTTCGGTGGACGAGCTAGCGGTCCGCAGCCACTGCAAGATTTACTTAATACAATTGAGAGTATGTTATATAAACGCATGGGTAAACGATTGTTAAGTACAGACATCCATGATCTCTGTACTCAGATCGCACAGGTTGTTGTCGTTGGTGGAGTCCGTCGGTCAGCCTTGATCTCCTTAGGAGACCGCGGCGACCATGGTCATGCTACATTAAAGTCTGGTGATTGGTATGTTCAAAATGGTCATAGGTCTAATGCTAACAACTCTGCTGTGTACTTTGAGAAACCATCTTTAAGTACATTTCTTAATGACACCGCAAGTCTGTATAACTCCTTTAGTGGAGAACGTGGTTTCTGGAATGCTGATGCAGCTGAAAGAAAAGCCAATGCTAATGGCCGATACACAGAGGACCGCTGGTCCTTTGGATGTAATCCATGCAGTGAAATTATCCTTAAGCCCCGTGAGTTCTGTAATCTAACAACAGTAACTATTGGTTCTGACGACCCAGCCGAGACTGTGCTAGATCGTATTCGAGCTGCAACGCTGTTGGGGACTATTCAGTCTACCTTTGATCACTTCCCATTCTTAAATGTACTTAATCCTGCTTGGGCTAATAACGCCAAAGAAGAGCGCTTGCTAGGTGTGTCTATTACCGGTATCTTTGATAATGAATTGTTTCATGATATCTCAGATGGTGGTAAACGCTTATCAGGTATGCTCCAGTTTCTACGTAGTGAAGCCAAGGTAACCAATACCATGGTGGCAGCGATTCTAGGAATCAATGAATCTAAATCAATCACTTGTATTAAGCCCGAAGGTACCGTGTCGTCTTTGACTGGAACATCAGCTGGGATCCATCCTGGTTATTCAAAGTTCTATCTACGACGTGCACGCACGGATATTAAAGATCCCGTGGCTAAGCTTATGATGGACAGGGGGATTCCATATGAAATGGATAAACTCAATCCGGATAACGTAGTGATCTTTGAGTTCCCTATCTGGTCAAATGCTAAAGTAACTGGGTATGTTAATCCAGTTGAGCATCTAAAGCTCTATAGTATTTATCAAGATTGTTGGTGTGATCACAAACCCAGTATTACTATTAACTATAAGCAATCGGACTTCCTGTCGCTGTGTCAGTCATTGTATAATAACTGGGATAAGATCATCGGTATCTCAATGTTACCACGAGATGATTCTATTTATGCTCAGGCTCCTTATGAGGAAATCAGTCCTGAACAATACGATGAGTTAGTTCAGAAATTTCCTAAGGACTTTAACTTCGATGATCTATCAAAGTATGAGTCTGAGGATAACACCACACATCAACCAGAGTGTACAGGGTCATCCTGTACAATTGGATAAGGAGCTCTTATGCCATACAACCCAGCACCGTTCACACCTCAAGCTATTCTATGGCGGAGGTTTGAGACTGCTCCAATGACGCTTAGTCGAGAGATTATTCTTCTCTGTAATGCTATTCGTCATGCTTATGAGGAATTAGATGGACTCAAGTCAAAGCCCACAACCTGTCCCAAGTGCTCTAGATCTTGCTCAGCAGATCTCACTCCGGCAGTTGACCTCACTCCAGATTTACCTGGAATCGAAGTTCCCAATGACACCGTGGTCAGCGGGACGCAAGAAGTCCGAGTGGATAGCAATGTCGGCACGGAATCAGGTACTCCAGGAAATCAGGAACCTAGTAGCTCTAAACCAAAAACTTTAGAGAAGAAGAGGTAATCCATGTCCTACTACCCTTGGGATGCACAGACTTATAACTCTTTTCAAACAGATATTACTTCTGCTAAGACACCACAGCATGGTACTGATAACAAATTCTTACAGAACCAAGTTGTCAGTGGGCTATCTAGCCTGTCATCTCTGGGTATCGAACTTAGTGGGATGGATAGCTTGTGGGAGAATTACAAACAAGCTAGAGCAAGTTCATGGCAAATGGCCAAAGGACAATTCCAGCCTGGTAGGATTTATACCAAGACAGAGCAGATGGATATTCTAAAGAATGTTCCGTCTGATAACTGGGATTTCAATAAACAGACACTGCAGAAGATCTATGATACTGCTTCTGCCTATAACGTTGGTCAACTCAATTCTAAACTCCAGACTATGTCTGAAGCTACGATTGATCTAACGGAACCTAAATTCAAAGCCCTCCTCCAAGAACGTTGGGATACTACAGTATCTCCCCAACTCGCTTCCTTGACTAGTTCATACTACAAGAATAAAAGCACCTTGGAGATGGGTCTTAATGACCTATGGGCTGGTTCATATCAAAAATATGGAACCAAGGGATTTAATTCCGATCAAGCTAAGTATGAATCCGGCTTTCTGGCTTCCGAATCGTCTAAGTATGTTACTCAGATGGTTCAGAACCAGAAAGCCTTTTTGGGAACGATCCAAGATAAGTTCTCGGATCTGTTACCAGTCAATCCGAATAAGCCTGTAGACTCTGAGGTATCTAGGTATACACAAGCTGTCATCCCTGGAACGTACTCAAAGCTTAGTGGGCTGTCACCGAACAATGTTTTTACTCTGGACTTAGAGACCGGAACTTATACACAGGCAGGTAGTAATACCAGTCGTGTAGCTAGGTTCTTAACTCCGACTGAAAAGGGTTCAGCCATTGATCGTGAATACTCTAGACTGAAAACGATTCGTGATGAACGTATCTGGTCTGAGAAACAAAAATATGACGCGATCCAAGAACAGTATAACTCATTTAACAACCTCGCTCGATCTTGGGTCAATAACAAGATCTCTTCACTTAGTTTCTAAAGGAGATTCTTATGGCGATGGGTGGAGGCGGTGGCGGGGCAAAAGAAATGTCCGTAGGTGAACGACTGTTAATTATGAAGGAAGAAGAACGACAAGCCATGGACGCTGAGAAGCGAGCATGGGATAGTAAACAAAAAGAGATTACCATGGAAGCCCAGCTTAGAGCCGAAGAGGCAGCTAAGTCTAAGCTTGAGAATGAATCTCTTATGCGTTATAGTTTCCTTCAAACAGAAGCCAATGCAGCTACCGCGGCTGCAGACGCAAAGGCCAAAAAGAGTATTGACTCGTTGTTAATCAAGAAAAGTAATCCTGATGACGATGAATCTGCTCCCACTATTGTATATGGGGGTGATGCTTGAGTACTGGACCTATTGCTACACGGATGCAAAACCTAACTGCTAATCGAACAGCAAAACTTGAAAGAGCCAGAGAGCTCTCAAGGCTTACTATCCCATCAGTGTTACCACATAGTGGTTGGAATGAGAATACAGCTATTATTAGCCCAGCAAGTTCTGGCTCAGGTCAGGCTGTTACTTATCTAGCTTCTAAGATCCATGCAGCAATGATCCCGTTGAATGACATTCCTTTTGTAGAATTAAAACCTCTGCAGGGTGTTAAGCCTTCGATTAAAGCTACACGCTATCTTGAAGACATGACCAAGCTAATTCATGAACAGTTGCTTTCTAAGAATCTCCGAGAGGAGTTCTATGAAGCTTTAATTCATTTAATTATTGTTGGCGATGTTTTGGTATACATGGGTGATGATTACACATTTAGTATTTATAGACTAGATCAATACACAGTTATTCGGAATGCCGATGGTACTCTAATGGAACTGATTGTTATTGATTATGAACTTAAACCCGAGACCCTCACCGAAGTTCCTACCTTGGTTGACTCCATTACTTCTGATACTCCTGGTGATAAACAAGGTTATACTGCGGTATACTCTCGTTATGTTCGCCAGAGTACCGGTAAGTGGAAGTGTTATCGAGAGAAGAATGGAGAGTCGGTAAACCTCGGTGACAAAGACACCTATGATAACTTCCCCTTTGTGGCTCTACGGTGGAGTGCGATCGCTGGTGAAAACTATGGTCGATCTCACTGTGAGTTACTCTACGGAGATATCTTAGCCGACGAAGAGTATACCAAGGCTTTACAAAATGGCATGGTTGCGGCTTCGGCATTCTGGATGGCCGTTGGTGCAGAGTCAGGTATGGCTAATATTGACGATGTGGCTGGAAAGCCTGTCGGAGAATGGTTTACCTGTGCTAATCCTGATGCTATCAAAGCAGTGTCTCCGGCTGAGACCATGAATCCTCAAGTCAAGACCATGATGGAAGCTGTTCAGATGTCTCGTGAACGTATTGGTAAGGCCTTCTTACAGACAGGTCAGGCGATTCCTACTGGTGACCGTGTTACAGCTACGGCAATCCGAGCAATCGGTATTGAGTTGGAGCAGGTTCTTGGTGGAACGTTCAGTGCTATTGCGCGAGACTTCTTTGTTCCTATTGTTTCACGAACTGTAGATTTACTAATCCGCGAGAACAAGATTGATCCTAAGTTCCATGAGTTAGTCAAGGGTAAGGGTATTCTTAAGTATGATATTGTTACTGGACTCCAGGCCATCGGTCGTGAGTCTGATCTTAACAAAGTTATGCAGTTCTTTGAAGTTGCTAGGAATCTTCCTGAGCAAGCTCTACAGACTATTAAGTGGAATGTTATTATGGAACAAGCTCTTCGGTCCATGGGATGGAAGCCTGAAGACTTTGTCTACTCCGAGCAAGAAATACAAGCAAAGATGGACGCTGCTAATCAGGCGGCTATGGCCCAACAGCAGCAACTCTCCCAGCAAGAGATGATCGCTAAATCAATGCCTGGTATTGCACAAGAAGGTGCCAAGGCAGCATTCGGAGCTAATGAATAAATATGTCAGAACAACCCACCGTAACCAGCACTCCTGCTGCACCAGTAACGTCACCTGAAGTTGATAGCTATGTCAAGACTGTAGCTACGTTGAGCGAAGGCTTACGTACTAGTGGACACAAAATTCCTGAGAACTACAAGACTGCCGAGGACTATGTCCAGGCTCTCTTGACTGCCCAAGGTGAATTCACCAAGGCACGTCAGGAACTCGCGGCCCTTAAATCTACAGCTGCACCAGTTATCTCGCCAAAGGAAAAGGTAGAACTTGAGCCTGCTAAGCCCGACGATGGTCTAACCATTCGTGCTCCTGCACCCAAGCCAGCCCCGACGCCAACGACTCAGCTAGATTGGGATAGATGGGAACAAGCTATCGCAGCTAATGGCTTTACTGTACCTCAGGAAGTGCGTGAAGAGATTAAAACCAAGGTACCTGGGTTCACCGACGGTAATATCGATAGATTCGTCTATGGTATTCAAGCCGTCGAACAAACCCAGTTTACTAACATGGCACAGCTAGTTGGGGGTAAGGAGAATCTCCGGACTCTAACTGAATGGGCTGGTAAGAATCTTGTTAAGTCAGCCGAAGAGGCTGCTCAATTAACAGCGGCTATCCGAGGTCCTACAGGCCATTTAGTTATCAAGGGGTTGGCTGCCCAGTATAATGAGTTTGCTCAAGAGCAGGCTAATCGTGAACCTCCTGCACCGGCTCGTGGGGCTCCTGTACAAGGAACACCCTCACAAGCTCAGATCACTCCGTTTAATTCCGAACAGGAACAAACAAGTGCTCTTATGGATCCGAAGTATCGATTTGATCCTAATTATCGGGAACTTGTCGATGCTAAGATCATGGCCAGTTATATGGCACGCCAGAATCGTCAATAATTCTTAAGTCTGATATACCCTGGGTCCCTACGCATGGCGTAGAACACTACTTAGGTTATGGATGATTGATCTCCCTGAGGACTCCGTTATGGAATACTCTATCAGGTGTGAGAAGAATAAAGACTAGTGTTTGAACCAACCTAATCTAAATTATCTTCTTAGGGAGACTATATCTAATGTCACTGACTCCTTTCTCATCTACTAACAGCGCGACCCAGTTTGGTCTAGCTGGACGTAACTTGAATGACTATAAGGCATTTGCCTCACCGATGATCACTACCGGCCAGTCCACCTACCAGGGAACCTTCTCAGGTGCTCACAATGGTACGTGGCTTCCTATTATGGAAGCTCAGGTCCAGGCTGCTTATGATCAATATCGATTATTCGAACCTCTTGTAACTCAGAGTACTATTGAATCTGGTAAGGCTAAAATCTTCCCAATTACTGGTACTGTTGGGTTACGTCCTGTCTGGGGTGCTGGAGACGAGCTCTTCGGTGGTGCAACCCAGAACTCAGCAACCTTCGTTATCGAGCTTGATGATCGGCCAATGGCTGCTCACTTCGAGACCGACCGAATCGATCTCTTAACATCTCAGTGGGAGTTCCGTGCTGAGTACGCTCGCCAGTGTGGTGAACGTCTTGCTAATACCCGTGATGCTCAGATCCTTCAGACTATTATTCGTGGATCAGCTTTGGCTGCTCACACCGGTGATCCCCGAGATGTTCTCGGCGGTTTAGTCTACGGTCCAGCTATCGGTGCAAATGTTGCTACAACTTCGTATGCAAATCTTCAATATTTAGGCATTACTGCGCTTCCTGGTAATTCAGTTATTGCTGAAACAGCTGTTACTGAAGCCCAGCGTGCGTCTGCTTGTCAGGATTTCCTTCGAGCTATTCGGGACGCTATCATTGTTATGAAGGGTCAGAATATCTCACCTGAGGGTTTCTGTGCAGCTGTATCTGTCCAAGCTTTCCATGATCTCATGGATCTTGGTGTTCCTCTTGTTAACAGCGCTGCTACTGATGCCTTCGGTGCTCAGTTTAACCCCAAGGCTGGTGCTCAGTACGCAAATACTCCAATGTGGAATATCCCAGGATTTGGTAATCAGTACAATGCTACTATTCCAATTGCTATGTCACAGTACTTAGTTTACCAGGGTGTAAAGATCTTCCAGAGCACTCGCTTGACTGAGATCTTTACAAATATGCGTATTAAGACCACTACACCGGCATTACTTAATGGTATTCCTCAAACAGTTCGTACTGGTTCAGCAACCGTAGCAACAATCCTTGTGTCGTCTTTAGATTCTTCAATGAATACACACTTAGGTAATATTGCTTATGGTCAGGCTAATAAGTATGGTATGGCCTCTGGTCCACACCGTCTAACTAGTCCGCTAAATACATCTACCCGTGCTTTTGGTTCTTTTGAACCTTGGTTGACTACCTTAGGTACCTCCCTTGCTTCAACTGATCCACTATTTGCTGGTGCAGATGTTCGTGCTGTCATGTGGAAGCCTGAGGCTGTTGTTGCTCTTAACAAGATCGGTATGATGGTTGAGAGTGTAAAGGATGCACGTCGTGGTTCATGGTTCACCTGTTTCAGTCGTTACGGTGGGACTGGTGTCCTTAAGCCAGAGTGTTGTGTTGCGTTCATCGGTAATACCGGTGTTCTCACCAAGCAAAACTATCAAGAATGTCTGTTCGGTGCAGCCGGTGACGGTGCGGCATCTAACATCCTTGGACAGCTCCGTCCATAATTGAAAACATACTCACTGTATCTCTTGATTATTAGCATCTCCTTGGTGTGGGAAATCAATATACATAAAGGGTGAGTGTTTACGTCCTGGGTCCCTTAAGTGGGATCCAGGGCTTTCGCCAGTAGGGAACAACCGCCATTGTCTTATGGGGTATAGGTTGTTATCGTATAATTCTAATCCTTAACACATTACCGGTATATCCCTACCGGCGATCCTTTTTATAGGAGGTCCTCATGGGCTACATTACAGAACTTGTCGCTATCAATGAGATGTTGATCTCAGCCGGTGAACGCCCTGTGACATCCTTAGTTTCACCTGAGGCCGATATTGAAGTCGCTCAGGCCATTTTAAGTCAATCACAGAGGGAACACCTCTTAACAGGTATTGCTGGTAATATGTCAGTTAAAGAATATACACCAGATCCAGGTACCGGTAAAGTTCTTCTACCTCTCAATACACTGAATATTAATCTATATGAACAACCCTACTCGGACCAGGACATCGGAGTTATTCCGATTACTGATTCTGGGTCTATTTTCCTATTTAATGTCACAGATAGTACCGATGTCTTTTCAGACATTGATAATACTCCTATTAAACTTATTGTAACTCTATATCTTGACTTCGAAAATATCCCTGTTGCTGTCCAAGGGTCCATCATAGCTACTGCCAAGCAGCGGTATCAGATGATTACCCAAGGTAACCCTGAGACCAACCAGCAGCTCATTAGAGAGCTCCAGCAGGCCGCGATGCAAAGTAGGTCCTGGGATAGCACTATGAAGTCCCGATCGATCCTGAACCCGTATACGAACCCTACAGCCCGATTACTGTACCGGTCTCCAGACTGGTATAACACCAATGGGCGAATCTGGAAGGGTGGAGTTTAATGGCTAATATTGAGATTCCTAACTTCCATGGTGGGGTATCTAGATTATCTCCGGTTAGGGCGGCTCCTAATCAAGTAGAAGAGTGTCAGAATATGATGCTTTCGATTGAACGATCAGCTGAACGTCGAGCCCCTATTGAAAGCATTACACGTATTAATACAGCTGGGGTCATCCCAGACCCAAGCTCAGGTGAATTAAAATATCAAGTAGATTTAACTGAAGATCAAATTGATCAAGATATGTTCTTTACTTTTATCATTAGATCAGATAGTGAGTCCTATGCAGTAAGTATTAATACAATGTTTACTGACTGGGCTGGTCTCGATGTAACCTCAGGTGGTGATGTTGTCTACGGTACTCACAAAGCAGAAGACTTTATTCGAATCTGGAACACAACCGGTAAGGCCCAAGATGTGTTTCTAAGGGCTCCTCTGTCTGGTGTGTCCGATGGTAATCGAATGATTAATATGGATAGCTTCGGAGATTATCTCTCTGAAGGCGCTTATGTAAGTCCGACTGTAGGTTATAAAGCTAAAGATCGTATTAGAACCTGCACAGTCTTTGATACTACATTGATCTTAAACACCCAACGTAACGTGGACTGGTGGGACGGAACCAAGGGTCCTGTGGCTGTTAACGCTCCTACTGTTTACTATGGTACGTATGCAGGACCTACTACGGTTCCTGTTAAGAACGATATTAGACTATCTGGTACTGGTGTCGAAGAGGGATTCAGTCGTGAAAACTTCTTGTTACTACCGGTTGTCGTAGCTGCTGATCTTATTGCTTTCAACGATGCAACTAACTCATTGCCTGGACCTCAGTTAAAGTACTGGGATTATTCTACAGGAGTATACCCAGGTGGACTGGCTGCAAATGCCGGACTTGGCCGGATTTATTACTGCCGTAAAGGCATCGGTATTTATCCTCCAGGGTTTTATCGGGCTATCTCAACCGAAGCTCCATACTATCAGCATATTCGAGATGAAGGTGAAAATTGTGTCTTTGATCCAACTAGTTTACCTTTCAGAATTAGTAATGTAGCTACGGATAAATGGACTGTTGATTTTATTCCTTGGGAACCACGTAAGTCTGGTACAGCTGATACTAATCCAGGACCAAAAGCATTTGAGACTCCGTCAGAGGTATCTGATCTAAGGTTCTTTAGAGATCGTCTATGGATGGCTTCTGGCTCACGAGTATTCTCGTCAGCTTTAAGTGATGTCTATGATTTCTTTCTTAAAGATCCTACACAAGTTCTTGATACCGATCCTATCGATCTCATGGCAACGTCGGGGTCTAGCACAGTAAGTCGGATTACACACCTTAGAGAAACCGTAGAGTCCATGCTTGTCATTACCGACGGTGATGTTCAATATGAGATCTTAGGTAGTTCTAATATTATTTCACCTGCTACGGTGTCTTTGTCTCCTAGTACAACGTTTACAACAAACAGATATACTCAGCCGATAAGAATCGGTAGAGCTCTGTATTACTTCTCCCAAGATAAACTGTTCTTGTATTACTCTAACCCTCAGGTTTTAACAACCATGGTTGATGAAATGTCAAGACATGTTCCTAACTACTTACCTTATAGACACCGTAAGTCAACCGCAGCTGCAGGGTATAATACTTTGTTTACCGTGGATGACAATGATTCATTTGATATTTATTTGTACTACTCCCTTCAGAAAGACAATGACTTTATTACGCAGTCATTTCATAAATGGAATGTTCCAGGTGATGTAAGAACCATTGAAGTAATTTCTGATACAGAGGACAATACTTATCTTTATATGATCTCAGTGTACTCTGGTACAGAGGTTCATATGGAGAAGATTAATTTAGATCCAAGAAAGACAACTAAGCCATTCGTAGATTGCCTACGTACAACTAATACGGAAGTATGTAAGATGGTCTATGATGCTGGTGATGATGTGACTAAGATTACATGTTATGGTGGCCGTCTTGATTGGGATATTGTTATGAAATCAGATGATGGTTGGACTGCTGAAGAAGCTGGAGAAGAAATACCAATTCGCACAGCTAGTCAGGTCAGTGGTAATTGGGAAATCCAGTTATATGGAGACATGACAGCTGGTGAGCTCTGGGTTGGTAAGAAGTACACGTCTTTGATTACTACTAAAGAACCAACACTTAGAGATAAAGACAATAACTATATCTACGCGATGACAAACTGTCGTAGGTTTAGATTAGTTTATGATAACTCTGGACCATTCACGTTATCATACCAAAATCATTTGACACCGGCTACAGGTTGGACATTTAATTCTGGTGTGTCTTATACGACCTTAAGTCAATACCTCCAAGAAGATGTTTCCACTCAAAGTGAATGGAAACTTAATATTCTGAAACCAATTGCTAATCTAAGAATCACTTTATCAACTGATAGACCGACACCATTGAATCTGCTAAGTGCAGTCTATGAATGTACGGTAGGGAGGCAAGCTAATCCAAGAGCTGTCTAATCTAGGAGACTAAATGACATTTGACAATACAGCAAATCCAGTGATCTTTCTTCCTGGGTCTAGTCCTTGGAATATCACAACTATTCCTATTTTACCTAATCAAGATGTTCGATGGCAGTTTGTTGTATTTCGTGTAGCGACGTCACCAGATGCTACCTTACCTTTCTGGAACCAACTGGTGTTCCTGAATCCTTTCAATACACCAACTCCCGATTGGACCTATAACTCAGGTACAGGTTTAATTACTATTGACCCTGGGGTAATCGGAACTTATACTTGGTATTGTGCTAGACGTACTGTTATTACAGAACGGATAACTACTTGGAATCCAAGTAATACTATTCCGGCTGTAACGCATAATCTAGATTCTAATCAAATTCAGTATAATGCAAGTGAAACCTTTGCATTCTTAAACAAATTCTTTGTTCCTACTACATCTGCGAATATCCCAAATGGATATGTAAAGCTCAATGTATCAGGAATGATTCCACCAGCTTTGTATACCGGCGGAGGTGGAGGCGGTAGTGGTGATGTTGTTGGACCTGTGTCAGCCACAGATAATGCAATTGTTCGATTTGATTTAGCTACAGGTAAACTCGTTCAAAACAGCGGTATCACTATTGCTGATGGTGCATCCGGAGTTCTCAGTGGAACGAACACTGGCGATCAAACATCCATTGTTGGTATCACTGGGACTATAGCTGAATTTAATGCAGCATGTACTAATGCAGACTTTGCCACTGGTGGTGGGACTGCAACTGGTATAAACACAGGTGACCAGACAACCGTAAGTGGTAATGCTGGATCTGCTACTGTATTACAAACAGGACGTACTCTCGGTATGACCGGGGATGTTGTTTGGACCTCACCTGCGTTCAATGGATCCGCTAACGTCACAGCAGCCGGTACTATTCAAACCGGTGTGGTAACCTTAGCTAAGATGGCTAACCTGGCTCAAGACCAAGTCATCATGAGGGTTTCTGGATCGACAGGTGTTCCTGAAACTGCTACAATTACCGCGGCAGCACGAACCGTTCTCGATGACACGACTGTATCAGCTATGGTTGATACCCTAGGCGGCGCGACCGCAACGGGTACCGGTGGTTTAGTAAGATTAATCGCTCCAAGTGTAACAAATCTAACAACAGATCGTATTACACTAACCGGTAATATCTCAGCTCCGGCATGGACAACCACAGGTCTCCGTATTAAAGGTGTTACTGCAACATTAACTGATACTACAAGTACAGGTACCGTAGCAGCGGCTTATACCGATACGTTCGGTGGTAATACAATTGCAGCCTCAAGCGCAACAACATTTACTCGGTATACAACAGCTTGGTTTCGTGAACCAATTGCTGGGACTAACGTAACGTTTACAAATAAAACTGCTCTTGGATGTGATTCGTTCATCGCTGGAACCAGCAATCCGCTAACTGTGTCATTGACCGGTGTCCTCACCGCTACAAGTCCTGTATTTACAACACCTGTTTTAGGAACACCTGCAAGTGGTGTATTAACAAACTGTACTGGATTACCACTAGCAACAGGGGTAACTGGAACAATTAACTCTGTTAATGTTAACTTTGGTACTATGGTGGCCATGAGTAATACACTAGCGAGTCTTTAACTATAGGATAATCTATGGCTCAAAACACAAATCCAATTTTTACACAAATTCCTGATATTGTTGGTACAATTTGGACGCCTTCTTTAACAGCTAATACGAATAGTGATGGTACTGGGACCGTTGGTACCAGTATGATCAGAGCATTTGTCTCAGATGCTACAGATGGTTCTTATGTTACAAAGATGAGATTTACTTTATGTGCTTCTGCAGCGTCAACAGCCACTACAGCAACAGTTATCCGAGTATTTTACTCAACAACCCTATCTGGTACGACGACTCGTAACGATACGTTTTTGTTAGGTGAGATTCCAATTGCTTCAGCAACAGCAGATTCTCCTACTGCAAGTACGGTTTATTATGAGTTTCCTCTTAACTTTGCTATGCCTCCCAATACAGCAATCCATTGGTCTTGCCATGCTCTTCCAGCTGCTAACACTTATGTTCAATGTGTATGTTTTGGAGGAGATTACTAATGTCTTATTCTGGTGGTGATATGTCCCACCTGCCTAACCTAGGTGGTAATGTACAGATTTTCACTGCCAGATCCACTACCGATTTACAGACATGGACAAAACCCAAAGGTAAAACCATGGGTATGTTTATCTGTATTGGTG